TCATCCATATCCGGACGATTAACTCTATTATCAATCATACCCATAATATTCCAAAGAGCAGCTCCTAGATGATCTTCTGATGCATCACCAGTCCAATCTGCCATAAGATGTCTCATGCAAGAGTCATACAGTACAGAGCTCTTCATACCTTTCTTCCAATTGTTCTCTCCATAGGTTTCAGCACCTGCAAGATATCTATGCATAACAGCTGTCAACGCTGCATGAGGTACTAGACTCATCCGTGGTTTACCCTCAGCACAATCCCGAATTGCTCCTGTATCAAACTGTCTAGCTTCACCTGTAGTCTTTAATTTACTTTTGCTCATAATAGTCCTCTAAAACTCTATTGTTTAGATGTGATAAATACCAGAAGAGAGTCTCTTCAAAAGTCTCACGCTGTGAATCCAGCTCTCTATCATTCCATAAATCAGTAACCTCTACTGTTACCTTATCAATTGTACTTTGATCAATCATCTGAAAGCTGGCTTGTATTCACAGTTGAACTTAGCAGTAGGTACAGTAAAGACTGAACCACCTCGAGCACCTGCCTCACCTACAGAGTAAGATTCATGCACAATCTTAATCTCAATACCATCATCGACTTCACTCCAAGAGATGACATCATCCTCAAGCAAGTCAACTGCCTCTGGACACTCGTAGTCATCTCCATATACATCCCATTGTAGTTCTTCTCTCATATCTTTCTTTCTAAATATTTTATCAAAGTTATCTGAGTAAGCGCTATAGTTAGTTGTACGTTGCTTTGAACCTTTACCACCATGCCATTGCATACTCATATTATATCTTCTCTATCTCCAATATCCACGGTTAAACTTAACCATTTCTAGATAGTTTAAACTTCTCCTACCACCTGCATAAACAATCTTACCTGGATCACCTCCAGCTAACTCACAAAATAAATCCCAAGCAACTGGATCAGTTTCAGAGGCAGGAGCTTGACAACGAGTCAACTCAGCAAATTGCTGAACAGCTTCCTCATATTCTTCCATAACATCTTCTTCACCACCTTTGATTTCTGCAGCAAGTCTATTGATATTATCTTTCAACTCCTTCTTATCTAGATAAGCTTTCTTCTTAGTTGGTCTCATACTATCCAAGGTTCTTACGTACAGACTTAATCTCACAATTCTCTGTACCATGAATGGCATCATGATCAAAGAGATGCTTATTCTTCTCGTAGACTACATCCTCAGCATCTGCTCTCGTCTCTGCCTTAACAACAACTCTACGCTCAAGTCCTTTGTAAGACCATACTACTGTATAATTATTCTTTTTCTCCATACCTAATTATATCGGAGTTCCTTTAGATGAAATCATCAATATTATCAACCATCTGCACATCACCACTCAACTTGTAGTGTTTAATGACTACATCAATATAGTCAGCAACCTCCTTATGATTATTAGTAAAGTGTGGATCATCTACCTTCTTACCTCCAAAGAGCTCTGCCTTATCTGTATTGAATAACTTATTAGTTTTCCTTACCTGACCTGGTCCCATGCATAAGACAACATCAGCCCAATCAACTAACTCTTGATTAATCTGCTTGCTAGTATGATTGAACTCTTCTTTAAAAAGAGCTCTCATCTTTTTTGCCATAGGTAAACCTTTAGCTGCTGTCTTACCTAGACCACATGAGTCTACACTAGTAAAGCCTTCTGCTCTAAATAGATACTCTGCTATAGCTGAACGGTTAATGTTACCTGAACATACTACCAAGATGTTGTCTGTTGATTTTATTCTCATTTAGTAATTGGTTGATTCTGTCTTTTACTTCTCCTCGCTTATTATGCTCAAGGTTAGTATACTCCCACATAATTTGTAACTCTTCATTCCAAGGAGCCATCTTAGGGAAGTTCCACTCTCTACTTGCAAGTAGTTTATTAGGATGCTTTTGATCTCCGATAGCATTCTCTACATACAACTTACACCACTCAAGTGCATCTCTATATTGGTCAAAGTCATCTGTACCAAAGAAGTGTCTGAACTCAATTGCACCACGACTAAAGATAGATCTTAGATTAATTCCAGCCCTCTTGTGTAAGTGTGTAAGTCTCTTACCATCTCTCTTCCTAATCGGTTGATGAGCATCTCCTATATCTTTACAAGTTGTAGCATCTAAGATTCTCTCCTGATAACTCTTTGCATATGTATACTGATGTGACTTCAATAAGTGCTTAATTCTTTCTGCCATCTTATCAGTAGTAGATGCTGGAAGAGCATCAACCTTACTCATTATATACTTCTCATGCTTGTATGTATATGCATGCAGCTTATGGAGCTTCTCAAAGTCATCTACAAGGCCCTCTACACCAATATGAACATGTAGGTTAGACTTATGATTAGTCTTTGTACTAACAAGAGAGTAGAGGCTCTCTACGTTATCAATCATCTGATCAATGCTATCAGTAGGAGTCATATTGACCTCTGAACCAATTAAAAAGTACTTCTTCTTAGGATCATTAGCAAGCCCATCACTGTTAGCAATAGTGAAGTCTTTCATATCAAAGCTACCAATATGAGCTGGTATCTCTACATTCGTATCTACATCAGGTAGTTCTAGTTCTAATCCAAATGTCATTTTATTCTTCATACCATTCACTCTCTTTAATAAGAGTATCAATATCAGCAGTCAACCAATGATAAGCATCTTTATGTGCTTGCTTGACTCTCTCTTCTCCTAAGTCCTTAATGAACTTCTTCTCTTCATTAAGCATCATCTTAGAAGTACTCTTAAGCTTATCATTATCAGCTTTGATCTGGAATGGATAATCACTACCAATTGCCCATGACCTACACTCACCCATCATCTTACCTTTGAAAGGAGTATAGACAGAAGTATCAATCATAACATTATGCATAGTGTTAGCCATAGCTACTGCAGTATGAATAAGGCCTTGTGAGTGAGCATATCTATAAGCAGGGAAGAAGTTAACCTCACCCTTCTTAGTTACTGTCTTATACTTTTTAGGTTTATTACTAAGACCACCTTGACCAAAGTCACCAGCATGATTGATAATGAACTTAATGTTAGGGTTCTTATATGCATACATACCTACAGTAGTAGGAATAGAAGCAGAGTTCTGAATAGGATCACCTTGCATATGCATAGAACAAATAGAACCATCAGGCATAGACCTTAACCATTTAGTAAGCTGCCTACAATCTCCTCTACCATAATCAAATCCTGAGTCTACTTCACCTTTTCTATTCCACCAACCTCTATGAGAGGCTATCTTGATACCATGACACAAACCACCATTCTTAAATGTTCTTATGCTATTATTTACATCAAGCATAACACTCTCAATTGCTGTAGCATCAGCTGCTTCTGCACCCATGAGTACTTGCACACCAATATGCTTAATGTGAGGAGTAATCTTAGCTAACTTCTCAAGCATATGATAACCATCTCTAGGATAGAGGCAGAAGTTAACTGTTACTTCATTTACATTTAAGAAGTCTGCCATCTGCTGAACAGAGGCATGCACTCTAGTATCAGAGCTCTTCGAAGTCGGGAACCATTCTAAGTTAGTATGAATGTCAACTTTCATCTATACAAGTATAGCTGCTACTTTAGGTTTATCAACTAACACTCTCTTCCAAACAGCACTTTTACCTCTTCCAAACTTCTTAAGTTTATTCTTCTCTACTAAACTTCTAAGAGTTACATATGCTTTGCTCTTTGAGATATTGAATGTATCCATTACAGCATCTTCAGTAATGGTAGGTGGATCCATCTCAAGCACTCCCTTCTCAAGTTTCTCAGAATCTGTAAGGGGTTTCTTCTTTTCACCAAACCCACTAAACCCTTCACGACCTAGCTCAGCTTCTACTTCACCAGTTGCACCAAACCTATTCTTATAAGTATCAAACACTCTCAACCTATCATCATCAGCATCTCTCTCAATCTTAATGTTAACATCAACCATATGAGGTACTAAGGTTGAACCCTTCAACACACCTGCTTTAGTTAGATGCATAATAAAGAAGATTGCACAGTTAGTCTCTTTAGCTTTCTTTGTAAGAGTAGTTACTGCATAGCTCTCTCGCTCTCTTGTATTCATCTTCTTGGTAGAGGTTAAAGAAGGAAAACTATCTACAACAATTGCATCTAGATTCTCCATAGCAGCAGCTAACCTATCTACATCTGTCTCATTAGCTACAGCAACATTAGTAACATTTAGCCTCTTACAAGTATAAGCTAGCATATGTACACTCTCTTCTCCTGATGCATATGCTGTCTTGTAACCATTTGCATCTAACTTCTCCATCAACTCTAACAAGAAGGTAGTCTTGCCTCCTCCTGCAACTGCTGTAACTGTAGTTGCTGCTCCTGGTAAGATACCCTCACCAAAAACCTTATCCATATCTGAACCTGTCTTCATTCTATTAAAGAAGCTAGCAGGTATCTCTAATTCACTTACCTTAGTGAAACTTGTTTTCTTGTAATTTAATTCCATTTATGTTTTATCTCTCTCTACTATAATTATAAGAGAGTTCCTTTTGAAGTCAATCTCCAAACGCATCTATCTCCGTCCATTTAGCATTACCAAAGACGAGAATATCTCTCTTGAACTTGCTAAGGTACGGGGCATATCCCCAAACATCTCCTGATTGCCATTGAGCGTAAACCCATTGCTTGAAGCTTCTACTCTCAAGAACCTTGATAGGTTTCTTCTTACCCTTAGTAATGAAGTAGTATAGCTCTCGATCATTCTCTTCTAAGATCTCATCATCAAAGCCATCCATCTTTAGAGTATAAACTCCATCAGTCTCATCAAGCTCCCAACTCCTAGAGTACGAAGGAGCGCAATCCCCTACTCGTACTTTAGTCTTAAAGTCAAATGATTTAATTACCATCCGAAGTAGTGAGCTTGAGGTGAGTTATAAGTCTCGCTCTTATCCTGAGCAGCTAAGATATGATGGTCACGAATGATCTCTTCTTCGATTATCATATCTTTCTTGAAGTCTTTCATCTCTTGATTAGTCAAGCCATGACGTTCAGCATACTCAAGATCGACAGTATCAAGAAATATCTTACGTTCACGTTTAGGAGCCTTAGCTAGAGTATCTCCAGGTTTAAGGTATCCCATTTCAATTAAATCTTCTCTTGTTGGTCTCATCTTATTTATTATATCGGAGTTCCTTTTTAAGATTGCTCCAAGTTTTGTTGTTACTGTTGTTATGAATCTCCTTAATCTTATCATCACCCCAAACGGTACCTTTCAAATAGTATCCACCTTTGTATTCAGTTTTGATTTCTTCTTTTGTATGAGAACTACCGCATGAGGCAATAAGCATACAAACAGGTATTAGCATTACGTATTTCATTAGAGGTCTTTCCAGTTAGTTATGATATCTGCAGGTGAGTTAGCTTCCAAGTTATTAGCAAGCTTCTGAATCAAAGGTCTCATCTCATCAAGCTCTTCAATAAGACGCTGAGCATATCGAGCATCAGTCTGAGTAAACTCTTCTACCTCATACTCCATTAGAGCCTCTTGCAAGTCTTGCATAAAGAAGAATGCATCCTTCATATAATGGCCTTGAGCCATTCGTCTAGCTTGAACCTTTTTCTGTGCTGCCATAACTAATTATATCGGAGTTCCTTAAGCAGATATATTCTTAGAGAAGTTCTTAACAGCGCTACGAGCACCCTTAGGACAGAACCTATCCTTATTCTCTCTCCAAGTCTCAGCAGACATAATCTCAATCTGAGCACCTACCTTACCGTCATATACCATACGACCTTTAGGAGGCTCTACTGGATTCTCATGAGCACATCTCACACAGTCAGTAAAGCCTAACTCAGCACGAGATGGTCTAACCAGACTTCCACATACACAATATACTATCTTCATACTCTTATTATATTAGAGTTCCTTATGCAACGAGCAGCTTACTAGCTCTCTGTGAGATAGTATTGGAATTGAATGAGCGTAAGAACTTCTCTGTAGATTGCTTACCTGTATGAGTCTCATACTCTGTTACTGCATTAAGAGCATCCCATTTACTCTCACCAACATTACCTCGTCCATTAGTAAACAATTCAACCAGCTTCTCACGTTTATTAATCCGCTTAGTAGAATCCTTATCTGTTACTGGAATAAGTTCACCTGTTAACTTAACCATATCTTCTCTACTAAACTTTTCAATTCGCAACTTATTAGCTACCTCACCAAACTTGATAGTAGTATTAACGTTACTTCTGATATTGTCAACCATTGCTTCAATCTTCCCATCAAAGGTTAAAGCATGCCTAACTCCTAAAGTTCTAGCAATAGCCTCTTCCGTATCGATAAGATGCATTGCATTATCACAAGCAACTCGTAGGGTAGAAGCAATTGACTTATTAGAACCCATACCCGTATTATCAATAACAGTATAGAAATGAGGTTGAATAATATCACCTCCTAAATCTATATCAGATAGCAAGCGAGATCGAAGCACCATCTTGCGACCAGCTCTTGATTCAGCCCAACCAGTGTGCTCAATATTACCAATTTCTGTTGATGCCTTATCAATAATCTCAAACATCTCATCCATCTGAATAGGTCGATAAGATTCCTTTACTACAGAGAGATGCTTATTAGTATCTGTTCGCTGCAAAGAAAATACACCAGGAATTGACCTGCCATTTGTATCTTGAATAGATACTTTCTTTGTCTCAAATTGCTCAACTTCTTCAAGTCCGTTTATTTCTCTAAAAAATCCCATTGTATTGTTAGTTTAGTTTCTTTCTTCCTCTTTATTATATCGGAGTTCCTTTTGACTACCAGTGCCTAATTGTATTTGCGATAATAAATCCACATGTTGTAATGTGAACCAACCACCAAAATGTTCGAATAACAGCTGCTGCATCTGATTCAGTAGAAGAGGTGGATATCTTCTCACCCATAGTCTTACACCATACTCTCCATGCCTTTTTAATCATATTAGAATACTTGAGTTTCACCTTTCCAGAGGCCAAGCTCCCAGGAACGTCTCTTAACTAACCCTTCACGTACCTTACCACCTGCCTTACGATACATCGGTAGAAGGCGCTCTACACTTTCATAATTACCATTGTTAAGTCTATCCTGACCATTAACTAACTTCTTAAGGTTAGTCATCCCACAATTAAATGCAAAGGAAGTAAGAGCATTGAGCTGATTCTCAGTAAGAGGTACCTTAACATATGCTTTAACCTTCTCTTTTGTATCTGTAAGTTCATCTACAAGCAACCTATTAGCAGTTAGCTCATCAATTCTACCTTTCGATACAATACGCTTATCAGTACAACCATATCCAATAGTAGGTATACCAGCACAACACTTATAGCGTTTAGGTTTAAAGCCTTCAAAGAACTTAACCCCACTAATCATAACTATATCATAATCTGCTGATGGGTAATCTTCAATGTTAGGCTTTACTAAAATAGGTTGAGCATAATATGTTTCTACTATTTTAGGTACCTCAACAGGTACTTGAATATACTCTACCACTTTAACAGGTACCTCAATTAACTTAATAGGAGCACCTTGTACACCTTCAGCAGGTTTACAATAATGAACTACTCCTGCCATCGATGCAGCTCCTACAACAACCATCTTTATCATACTATTATTCTATCGGAGTTCCTTAATTGTCTTGCTCAACACTATTGAGCATTTGTGTATAGAGGTAATCAACTACTCGATTTATCTCTATAGAATCTTTCTTCTTAATATCCTCAACTACATTAACAAACGAGTTCATGAATGCCTTTAACACCCACTCATCAGTTAGATTATTAATTTTATGATATAACTCAAAAGTTATTCCAGATGCATTCATGAAGTTATTTAATCAGTAGAAATGTTTACGATCTGATTAACATGCCAACCATTAGTAGAGCCCATAAACTCAATCTGAAACCAACCATTAGCATCAAGTCTCTTAATGACTCCTTCTTCAGACCACATCTTACCATCACGCCTAGGGCGGATATCTAAGAACACATGCTCACCTGACTCAACTAAACTCTCAACTCTCTCTTTCATACTCTTATTATAACTAAGTTCCTTATAACAGATTAATTCTTTCCTCTTCCACACCAACCTCTCTCAACCATTTAATTGCATCTTCTTCACTGTCATGCAACTCACCTTCCATCCTACCAGAAACAAATGTTGCTAGGCCTCCTCTAGTCTGACTCCATACAATTCGAATCTTACCTTTAGCAAATGTAGGACCCCATACATCTTTTTTCGTAGGGAGGTCATCAGCACCTTTAATCTTCATACTCTTATTATATCAAAGTTCCTTATGTAACTCTCTCAAATGTTTGTATGTCATTAATGTAAATAGTCCAACGTAGACTATTGTCAGTTAATGTTAGTTCAGTACCTTTAATGTTAATAATCATACCAACACCCTCGTTAATAATAACCATATCACCAATGCAAAGATTGGTATTAAACTTCGGTAACTGTATAAAGTTCATTTGTTTTATAATGTCTTGCTCGGTAGAGTGAGTTCACCTGTCGAGAGTGAGTGAACCAATATAGAAGGTCGAAAACTATACTGTTCTTTGTTCATACATCACTCCCAACAGGCTCACAAAAATTTAAAAACCACTGTTACTAGAATGGTTCATATACCAATCAGATATTTCAAAATGAAAATCCTTTTCACTAATACTATGCTCCACCTTAATCGTTGCAAAAGGTCTTGATGTTTTAGCATCATCATAAACTTCGATAAGATCTAGATGCTTGTTTAAAATAAATTTAAATGCGTTAATCGTTGCTTCCATATTCGTTTTTTAGTATTTGAGTTACCTCTTGAAAACTTTCCTTTACCATTTTTGTATATAGAGAATCGTTAGAGATCATATACTCTCCAACATTCTTACCTACTCTATTATCTATTACAAAATGCACTGTAAAGTCTTCTATTGATATTAGTCTTGTTTCTTTATTGTAATTATACCATAACTGGGTTAAAATGCCATCAGATTTATTCATAGGAGATGGAAATATTTTTCTATGAATATATTTCATCCAAGTTTATTTAGTCCAACCTTACGGAACTTCTCGTTAAAAGCTAAATGCATATCATACATTTTAATAATCTCTCGAGTTAGCCTCTCTGCTTTACGAGCATCAACCTCTTCTTTAGATCTAAAATACTCAGTATATGTCTTAAACTTTGTTGAGTCAGGCCAGTAGCTCCAAATATGATTCTGGAAGCAATGCCTCAACTCATGCAATAGAGAGCTAAATACAAACTTCTTAGTTTGCTTTGCTGTTTGATCTAACTTAATTAAGTAATGTGTATTACTAATTGCCTCGCATAGAGATGTATCTGGTACTCTACTTAGATGAACCTTTGCATAGATATTTAAATCACGCTTATGGTTTCGTTCAAATACAAGCGTTAATATATCTGATAATATATCAAAGTTGATTCCCGTCTTTTTCTTAACTCCAACTGATGGTTCTAGTATAATCATTATCCAATCTTCTTAACCTCAACCTTATTATAACCGAGTTCCTTTAGCCGCTCAGCTGCAGCTTCAGCTTCAGCCTCCGTATTGAGTTCTTCCTTTAAAAAATTAGCAGGACTTTTAGCTTCCTCCTTGTATTCTACAATATACTTACCGAATACAAACGGTTTTCTAGGAAATGTTTTAGCTCTTGGCATACTAATATTATATCGTAGTTCCTTTAGATGGCAACTGTATTAATTAATAATTTCATCTAAATTGAGACTCTCTAGTTGAGAATTAAGGGTTGCGTCAAGCTTGTAAATTTGTTGCATCTGCTCTTCTCCGGAGCCTTTTAAACGCTTCCCGTCACGATCCCAAGAACGCATATTCTTATAACGGACTCCTTCATCCCATACTAGTGACATCTGTACATCACCGTTATCCCAGAAAGATATAAAAGGTCCATGCATTACCCCATCTTTCATTTGAGCTTTAGAATAAACTTCCCCATTAGGATGATACCTTACCGAATGCCCAGTGATTAAGTTACCCTCTTTATCACGAAAAGTAGGTGGGTGAACTAATATATTGCATGTTAAATTTTCACTATTATATTGCTTACCTGTAAAAGTTGGCTCTTTTTTAACTATAAACGGTACTGCTATAAACACTGCTACTAATACAATTATACCTAAGACTGTTTTCATATCTTTATTTTATACTCTAAACAGCTAAAATCAACTAAATAATAGTAGTGAAGATATATAATAAGAATGCTAGAGAAGCACATTTAATGGCAGAAGCCTATACGAGAATATATACAGAAGCTGTTAATGGCAATGATATAGATCTCACTAATGACCCTAGTGCACAACAGGTACAGAAGAAAGCTATACCCTTACAATTTAGAATTGCAGAGCAGCCAGAAACTGTGCAGACCTTAGAAGGTCCAGTAGAGGCTCCACAAGGTGCATACATTATGACTGGTACAAAAGGAGAAAATTGGCCTATACCAGCAGATAAATTTAAAGAAACATATGATATTATAGATGATAAGACTGCTTCAAAGAAGGCTATCCCAGTACCAGCCAAGCAAATGCAGGAAGACTTTTTTGTTACTGTGTCCTGGAGTCCTGATAAACTAAATGGTAAGCCAGGTGATTGGTTAGTTCAATACGGTCCTGGTGATTATGGTGTGGTAGAGGCTGGTATCTTCGATGAAACATATGATACTTTATAGGAAGTACAAACTATAACATAAATATATGTATGTTTGAAGAAGTAATACTAGAAAATAGTACTCAACAAATTGCCAAGCTGTATGGCTCTGCAGCTAGAGCAGCTGATAAACCAGATACTGGTGTAGAAATAAAGAAGAAAGCTGCCTATTATGTTATTAGAGACTGTGCTAATATTACAAAGAAGTACTTAGCAATACATATTTGGGGCCTATTTGATGATCCCATTTTAGATCTTAAAGGTAAGTTTACTAGTAATGAAGTCAAGAGCTTATTGGAGAGAGCTAAGACTGATACAGAAGCTCAGTTACTTAAGAAGTTAATCATCTCTGATATTAAACAAAAGTATGAAGTAATTCATACATCCTCTGGTACAACAGCTGTAAGTTATGAAGCTGACTCTGATGACATCTACTCATACTATGAAGAGTATGAAGAAGGTCTAGATGAAACAGTTGATGAAGAGGGTAGTGAAGAAGGTGCTCTTACTGATGAAGAGCTTATTCTAAAGTATCTATTTTAGATAGAACTCTACTGTATCAGATAGATCAAAGTCTCTTTGCTCTTTAACTGAGCTTAAAGAATGCTTTGTACTAATAGAGTACTTAAAGTCATGTCCTGCCCTGTCATCTACAAACTCAATTGATGGATTAATCTTTGGCTTAAACACAAGAATCTTCTCAATAATCTTATCAACCATTTCAAGATTAGTTAGGTGAATACTACCGGGAATGTTATATACATTATCTGCAAAGCCTGTGTGAAGTACTTCGATAATTGCCTTAGCGTGATCAGTAACGTGGATCCATTCACGAATATTCTTACCATTACCATAAATAGGAATAGGCTCATTTTTGAGTAGCTTACCAATCACGGTAGGGATGAGCTTCTCACATGCCTGCCTTGGTCCGTAGTTGTTACAGCATCGAGTAATTACTGCATCAACACCAAAGGTTGTAATGTACGACTGTACTAATAGGTCAGACCCTGCCTTAGTAGCAGAGTACGGGCTCCTAGGAGCAAGTGCAGTCTCTTCTGTAAAGGGAGGCTCATCTATTTGGAGGTGACCGTATACCTCATCAGTAGATACATGAACTAATCTTGCATGATCAGTACGAGCTAGTTCAAGAATCTTAGCAGTACCCATTACGTTACTAGTAATACAAGCAAGAGGGTCAGTAATAGATCTATCTACATGAGACTCGGCAGCTAGATGGAGTATGTAGTCAATACCTGGAAGGTCTTCATATGCTCTATCACAAGCAATGTCTTCGAAGACAAACTTAACACGCTCATCATCAGCAATGTTATCCATATCAGAGCCCATACCAAGTTTATCGATAACAAATATCTTATTGATATCGTCTCTCTTAAGTAGCTCATCAATCACATGTGAGCCAATAAAACCAGCACCACCAGTTACAACATAATTATATTTCTCTATTCTCATTTCTCTAATTGTGTAAAGTCTCCATTGAGTATGTCCTCACAAGTATCTTCATCATTGAGTAAAGCTAATACCCTATCACGCAGCTTCTCATTCTGAATCATAGTCATGGCTGTAATGCGATTCTTAAACTTAGTAGTACTCCACTCATGAGAACGTGTAGTATAAATAACCTCATGACCAAGATCACCACCAGTGAAGTACTTATTAAGGTAATCCTCTCCTAAGATGCGCACATCAAGATCAAAGGTCTTCATAAGATGTAAGAGTTCATCCTCTGTCTGATACATATAGACCTCATCAATATGACTAATAGACATAAGCATCTTGTAACGATCATAATAAGGTACTACAGGCTTATATTTAGTATTACGCGTAGCAGAAGGGTCACCATGCAAGAAGACAATGAACTTATCACAATGTCTCTTAGCCTCTTCAAAGGTAGCTGTATAGCCCGGATGAATGATATCAAAGTTACCTGCTGTAAATGCAACTACATCCTTATGAGGCTTAACAGACTTAAGCTTTTTATAGACAGTACTCTTATGTGAGTCAGCTAAAGGGTTATACATACATATATATTAATGTATGGTAATGTGGAAATCAACTATTAATTATATAGAGGTTCTAATTCGTAACCTCAACACCAGCTCGGTTAGCTTCAATATATTCTTTAAAAAGGTTTTGACCTGATTCACCGATAATATTGCGTTGTCGGAAAGCTGCTGTGTATCCTTCTGGATCTCTCTCACGCAAAATCTTTTGTAACTCTGCTGTCTCAATATTTTGTTTCTTTATTTCAGCTGGATCATTTTCTTTATTCCATTCAGCCTGCTCTTGAGCTGATAGATCCTTATACTCATCACTTTCCTTATACACTTCTACCTCTTCTGCAAAATAATATTTCTTCGGTTCTGGAGGAGCTGATTCTGTTTCTAAAGCCTCTATTTCTGCTTCAGCCTCTAACCTTGCCTTTAGACGTTCACTTCGATCATTTAAGGTTCCGTTAATAGCCACCCTTGCATCCTCTGCTAACAGTTCAAATGCTCTTAGAGTATTCTCACCAAACACACGATTAGCAATAATCTCTGTTTGATATTCACCATCTATTATACTATGCTCAACAGCATTAACATACCAAATCTTCTCTAAAAGTGACTCTGAGTTACCTGATCTTTCTACCCAAATAAATTTACCTGGTGTTCTATAAATTGCACCCTTACAAGAAAAGGATATTTTCTCGTTAACATTTACAAAGCTAAGTTTAATACTATTGTTTAATTCATTTACAATTGCTTCAGCAGGATTTTTTGTATCACCCTCTGGTGCAAATTTATATTGTTTAGGTTGACGATCAGCATCTATTAAAGGCAAATTTACACCTGCTTCACCCTTGAGTGCTAATTCATCCTCAATAAAGCTCTTAACAACATCTGCATACAAATGTGGTTCTGAGTTTGAGTCAGTAATGTCAAAATCTTCATCAAAATCACTCTCCTTCGCATTAATTACTAGGAAGTTTGTCCATATTTCCTTACGTAAAGTTCCAACATCTGGTCTAGTTATAGTCTCACCCTCAATTGAATTATGCCAGTTTGTATTAGGATCTAATGCTCCTTTAATTTGGGCTAAAGGTCCACACGTAAATTTTTCAGTATATATATCGCTGAAGTTTATTTTAGATCCTTGTATACCTGCTAGTCTCATTTCCTCAATAAACTCTCTATGCTTAGCAGTATAGTAAGGTTTGAATTTCATTACTCTCTTACCATCAACACCATTAGTAAATCTAAATGAAGGTAAAAGCTTTCTATCACCAGAAGTTCTACCAGATACATCCCCAAAGCCAACGTTGAAAGTTGCTACTCCAGCAGCATTTGTTCGATTAAGAGTTCTCTTAAATACATCAAAAAAGCTTTCCTCTTTATCTGGTGCTTTGGGTTTTGTATTTACAACAATAGGTAACTTGTTAATAGGTTCACCTTCACTAAGATCTACAATTACAGCATCACTAGCAATAGTATCATTTTTCTTCTTCCAAACTATATCATAATAGTTCTTAACTAAGTCAGTTACTGATTGATCCTCTGATAGTTGACTATCTCTAAGAAAGTTCTCCCATGATGTATGACGCATTTCTGCAATAAATGCTTCTTCGAATTGAAATATAATAACATTATCTTGAAAATTAGCTGAACCAGTTACAGTCTTTTCTATTAGACCAAGGAAGTCAATCTTTGCTTGATGAGGTTTAAGCCCAGCCTTCACCAGAGAATCATCTTTAATTAGAACACTAATATATAAATCATCAGAGCTCTTAGTTGCAATACCAAGTTGATCAAGAATACTTGTTTGGTTATTAATCTCAATAGCACCAAACATACCTGAGCGCATTAGATTATCATCTATCTTTAGAGAAGAGATAGCACTAACATCTATAGGAATAGCTTGTTCTATTTTTTCAACTAGTTGATCGCCCTCCAGACGTCTAACCATTTTGAGAATGGTAATGTTAATATCGAGACCATGGTCACCTAGTATGTTAAAGCTCATGCATACTTATTTAATCAAGAAGCAATTGCTTTGAGAGCCTTTCTCAAAGCTTCAGTCTCTGTTAACTGAATAAAGCCATACTCTTCTTTAACCTTTGTGGTATCAAGCACGCAGTTAGATCTTCCAGCAGCGAGATCAAGCTCCTCAATATCAACCCAAGACCAGTTAGGATTCTCTAACTCATACTCTTTCATAAGCTCAACAACACCAGCTGTCTCTAATGGCTCTGAGTTTGTAAAGTGAACCACATCATGACCCTTTCTCTCATCCTCAATAATCTGCTCAATGAAGTCAACAAGCTCTGGAATATATGTCTTTGAGTTAACAGCACTAATGAGATTGTCATACTTATGAATCTTTGTAAGATATGACCTATCATTAAGCGTATCACAGAAAGGCATCCGTATACGAATAGTGATACCATTATCACTTACAGACTCAAAGGCGTGTTTACTTGTAGAGTAGAATGATGAAGTAGGATTAAACACTCCGAAGTTAGGCTCATCTACTTCAGACCAAGCTTTATCATAACCTGTAAAGATACATCCTGAAGTAATGTGAATAGGCTGTACATGCAGCTCTCTACATACAGTATTGAACATTAGAGGTACTTGAACATTATACTTCCAACAAGCTTCCTTCTCTTGCTCTGCTTGATCTACATTTGGTCTACCAGTAAATCCTTGTGCATTGATAAGATAATCAAAGCGTTGCTCCTTCATATAGTCACGAAGGTAATACTCATCAGTATAGTCAAGTACTGCCTTAGACTCTAATGATACATCAAGCTCTGGATTCCTTGAAAGCTGTGCATAAACATACCCACCAACATAACCATTACCCAAGATAAGAACTTTCTTCATAAAAGTATTATAGACTATTCAAGTGCATTATCAACTGCTGAAATAATAGTTGCAACCTTATCAGCAATCTCACACTCCAAGTCTTCAACAACTTCATTAACAAGCTCATCAAGCTCATAGTCATCTGCTGCAGATATTACATCACGTGCTTGGTAAAGACCATCAAGTGCTTCATCTATCTTCTTTTCAAACTTACTAATCAGAGTAGTCTTCTTCATATGATATAATATATAATCAAATAGATCTACTTTTCAACTATTTCTTGATAGATACCTCTAACTCTGCTGCCTCTCTAGCTGCATTAAAGTCTTTCAATAGATTCTCTACCTCAGCTTTCATATAGTTTCCATGATGAGCTACAAACCTATCACCCTTTAAGTAGTATATAACTAGCTTACGACATTTCTTACCTGTAAGTTGCTCATACAACCAAGCATATATAGATAACTGCATTGTATATGTTGAATGCTCACACACAGTTAAATGATCTAGAGGTGGTAACATCCACTCATTGTAGTCAGAGCTGAATCGATACCTTTTATTAGTCTTAAAGTCTCCTACAGTAAACGTTCCATCCTTATGCTCATATATTAGATCAGCAAGACCAGACACTTTAAGCTCTTCATTCCATAGCAATTGTTCACAAAGAACCTTTTTATACCTATCTACATTATACTCTGCACATCTATCATATGTCTTATAGAGCCAACCATAATCATCAACCTGCTCACCTACAGTAATATAGTCCTCAAGAAGCTTATGCAAACTCGTACCCCTATCACAAGCCTTATTTTTTTCTTTCTCCCACATCTCTAAAACCATTTCCTTTGAAACTCCCTCTCTTTTTGCTACTCTTGTAGCAGCACCATCAGAATCAAACGGTTTTTTATACTTGCCTAGTATAGTTGTAACTGATGTAAACTTCTCACCTGTCTCATTATGAGTATATGTGTGGTTCCATTCAGTAAACGTTATAGGAGGCTTCTTCATATTATAATTATATCTACGTTCCTTATGAAATCAACATGTTTTTGACATAAATATATGTATGTCCAGCAAAATCAAGATTAGTGAACTTACAAGTGCTTGTACACCTCTGGCAGGGAATGAGCAGGTTGCTCTTGTACAAGGAAGTACAACTTTTAAAGCTCAAGTTTGCGATATTACTAATACAGTGTGTGATGATTACCTTAAGAAGACCACATATGCAGCTCAATCAGGTGTTTACACTACAGTTCAAGCAAATAGTGCTTCATGGACAGGAGGTGCATGTGGAGGTGTTTTAACTCTTGGTACATCAACTGGTTTAAGTTCAAATGGTAATGCAACTGGCCCAACAATTTGCGTTAACCAAGATACAGTATTTGATAATTTTGTTAGTACAAACAACTCAAGTAAAATTCAATGTATAGTTGGGTCATGTGGGTATACTAATTGCTGCTGTGAAAGTGTTGCTTGCTCATTTATTATTCCAACTAATAATGTTAATCTTGGATGCTTCGATAATGCTCTAGGATGGACTAATTGCACTGGAACAATAGAAAGTATTTGTGTTGCTTCACCTTTAACAGTTAGCAATGCCACCGGACCTGATACTAGCCTTGCAATTGATTGCACATTCACTACAGAGTGGAATGGAACAACTACTACAGTAAGAGCTAACTCTGCTACCTGGTCTGGTGGAGGTGCTGGATCTGGCACTCTTACAGCTGTTAATACTTGTACTGGACTAGCAGGAGGGGGTACAGGTACAACACTTGCACTTTGTATTGATACTTGCAACTTTGCAGCTGCATTCCCTGATACAACTAGCTCTGCTAATGCCAATAATCTTTTAGTTACAAACTCATTAGGAGTAACATATGATATTCCAACATGTACTGTTAATCTTGGATGTTTTAATAATGATCAATCCTTTACTGCTTGTACTGGTACAGTAACAGGTGTTACAGCTGCAGATAGTACTATAACTGTTGCTGGTACAACAGCTCCTACTGTTAGAGTAGCATGCCCATGTAATACAGCTTGGACAGGAACGTATTCAACAGTTCAAGCTAACTCAGCTACCTGGTCTGGTGGAGGTGGAGCCCTTAACACACTTACTGTTGGTAACGGACTTAGTTCGAATAATAATACAACTGACCCTACTATTTGTGTTAATGCTAATACTCTTTTTGATGCAGCATGCTGCACAACAAACAATTCTAATGTTCAGGATATTTTGGTTGAAAGTTCTATTGGGAATGTTTTTCAGATTCCTGTAGCAAATGTTGATCTTGCCTGCTTTGATAACAGTGCAGGTTGGACTAATAATACAGGAGACATTACTGCTGTTGTAGCAGGAACAGGTCTATGTGGTGGAGCAACTTCTGGACCTGCTACTGTTAACCTAACTGACACAACTGTAACTCCAGGTGCTTATACCAATACAAACATTACAGTTGATGGTCAAGGTAGAATAACTGCAGCTGCTAATGGAACAAGCGGTGGGGGTAGTATTGATCCAACAACATTCTTAGATAACTTTACAGCAACTACGTTAGGATCTGATGCTTGTAAATTAATGATTGGTATTGCTAATGATGATGTAAAGCAAATTGCTGTTGGATGTGTTAGTCTTGGAGTATTTGCTAATACGCCAGGATTTACAAATAATACAGGTACAACTACAGCTTCTAATAGTCAAAACTTTACTAACAAAACTGGTAGTAATAGCCAGTGGACTAACGATCGAGGTTATACATGTAATACAGGTACAGTAACAACAGCTGGTGCTTTACTCTCTGCTGATGCAACAACCATTGGTGTTGATACTGGTGCTTTAAATTATCTTAACCAGAGTGCTTGCTTAGGTATTGATTGTGTTGGTGACATTACAGCAATTTATGGTGTAGCAGGTCTATCAGGTACAGCCTTTGCTGGTGATGCTACAATTGGTATTGACTCAGGTACACTCACTCCATTCGATCAAAGTGGTTGCCCAGGTCTTCTTAAGGTTGGTACTGTTACAGCTGTAACAGGAGGTACAGGTCTAACCTCATCTGGAGGCACTACACCATCCTTATGTCTTGATAATACATCTGTATCAGCTGGCTCTTATACAGCAGCTGATATTACTGTTGATGCCCAAGGTAGAATTACTGCTGCAGCAAATGGAAGTGGTGGTGGAGGTGGTACAACAACTCCAAGTAATGTACAAACCTTTACCAATAAGAGTGGTAGTAACTCACAATGGACAAATGATGCTGGTTATACTTGTAATACAGGTACAACAACACCTACAAGCACGGAGACCTTTACTAATAAATCTGGTAGCAATAGCCAGTGGACAAATGATGCTGGTTATACTTGTAATACAGGTACTATTACATCTGTAACAGGAGGGACAGGAATTGCTTCATCAGGTGGCACAACACCAGAAATTACTATTGCAGCTGGACAGACATCTATAACTAGTGTTAAGAATACAAGTTTGGAAATAGGTCGTGATAGTGATAATTTAATTAAATTTGATACTGATAATGAAATAACATTTGAAGTTGCTGGTGCAGATGGTGTTACATTTAAAGCCTTTGGTGAAATAGAAGCTGCTTCGCTTGATATATCTGGAGATGTTGATGTTGATGGTACTCTTGAAACTGATGCTTTATCATTAGATGGCACAACAATAACAAGAACAGGAGCTGAAATAAATGCTGCTAGAGCAGGTACTGTTACATCTGTAACAGGTGGTACAGGTTTAACCTCATCAGGTGGTACTACTCCTGCATTATCCCTAGATGCTACATCTGTATCAGCTGGTTCATATACAGCAGCAGATATTACTGTTGATGCGCAAGGAAGAATTACTGCTGCAGCAAACGGTGCTGGAGGCGGAGGTGGTACAACAACTCCAAGTAATACACAGACCTTTACTAATAAATCTGGTAGCAATAGTCAGTGGACAAATGATCAAGGGTATACATGTAATACAGGTACAGTAAGTAATTTAGGTGATTTAAGTATTACTGCTACTGCAACTGAGTTAAATTATACTACAGATGTTACATCCAACATTCAAGCACAGTTAGATGCTAAAGGTTCAGGAACAGTATGTAGTTTAGGTGATTTAAGTATTACTGCTACTGCAACTGAACTTAACTACACAACTAATGTTACATCTGATATACAAGCGCAGTTGGATGCTAAAGGTACTGGTACTGTATGCAGTCTAGGAGATTTAAGTATTACTGCTACTGCAACTGAACTTAACTACACAACTAATGTTACATCAGATATCCAAACACAGTTAGATGCTAAAGGTACTGGTACAACAACTCCTTCTAACACTCAGACCTTTACTAATAAATCTGGTAGCAATAGTCAGTGGACTAACGATGCAGGTTATACGTGTAATACAGGTACTACAACACCTACAAGCACAGAGACCTTTACCAATAAGTCTGGTAATATAAGTCAATGGACTAATGACAGTAGTTATACTACAACTACAGTAACAGATAATGCTCTTAATGCAATTTCTTGTGGAGGTAGTCAAGGTCAAGTTAGCTTTGCACAGATTGGTGGAGGTACAGGTACTATAGATGTAACTGGTATGGTTGCATCAGCTACACCATCATTTGCTGGATTAACCATTACAGGTTCTGATCTTACAATGTCAAATCTACCTGTATCTGACCCAGCAGTAGCTGGTAGATTATATAATCAATGCGGAACTCTTAAAGTATCTGCTGGGTAGTAGTTGATATTTGCTCGTTAAAGAATAAATCTTTATATGAGCGAGTATACAGTTTTTAATATTGAAGGGGGTATTGGTAAGCATATCTTAAGTACTGCTGTTGTTGCAGCATATAAAAATAACAATCCTAAAAAGAAGATTGTTGTAGTATGTGCTTGGCCAGAAGTATTCTTACATAACAAGGATGTACATCGAGTATATCGTTTAGGTAACGTACCTTACTTCTATGAGGATTACATTAATGGTAAAGATACAGACGTCTTTGCACAAGAACCTTACAGGCAAACATCACATATTGGTAAGAAGAAGCAGCTTATTGAGACCTGGTGTGATATGATTGGTACCAAATATAATGGTGAGATGCCAAAGCTTGAAATGAACTTACGTGAGAAGAATTATATTGATCCAGAGTTAGCAGCTATTCAAAAAACAAAACCAATATTACTCTTCCAACCATTTGGTGGTCCAGGTAAAGAACATCAAGCAGATAACTACTCATGGGTAAGAGATATTCATCCAGATGTTGCTCAATATATGGTTGATCAGCTCAAAGAGCACTATCAGATTCTACATGTATGTTATGATTTCCACACTAGACTTAATGATGTTATTCGATATGAAAAGGTAGTACCAAAGAAGAATCTCTTTAACTTACTACGTTTTGCTGATCGATGCCTCTTTGTTGATTCATCATTCCAACATGCAGCTGCTGCTTTCAATAAGCCCTCTACTGTTGTATGGATTGGTACACAACCTCAATCCTTTGGATATGAGTTGCATGATAATTTTACACCACCAGTAGAGTTTCCAAATGGTACAATTGATTCTTACTTACATGATTATAACTTTACAGGCGCTATTCATGAGTGCCCATATGATGATGTATCTCAGATGTTTGATGTGGATGGTATAATTAACTCGCTCTTACAACCACCACGTCAGCAGAATGTTCCTAAACCAACAGAAGTGCAGACCTCTGCACCGAACGTTAAGACAGGTAAACATAAAAAGGGTCGCAAATAAATATTTTTAAAGCTCTTAAACTCGTAAGTGGTTCGCTGCTTACGAGTTTTTTCTTTTAATAATAGCCACCGTAGATGTCAGTATTATTCTTATCCATATCATAAACATCATCTTTTGATATGTCATCAATATCATATACATAACGTTTTGATGGAGACACTGCATCATCAGTAATATTTGTACTTAATACACCTGTAAAGGTATCATCATATACCTGCTCGTTTTGCTTCTCTTTCGGTGAGTTAGGCTTGTATGAATAGTCATAACGCTTAGCCCTTACTCGGTATACATAGTGACCTAGCATTGGGTTAATAGCTGATATATCCTCATCAACACGCTCAGTAATCTCATATATCTTTGGACCTCTACCACCTGGCCTATCACAACCAAGAGCAGTAAGCTCAATAAGATCACCAGCACGAGGTTCAATAGCAGAGAATGTATCAAGTAAAGAGAAGTAATCAACCACTCCACTTAATGCACTCATAGTGTCAGTAAATGTTTCTATATGTAGAAAGCCTGTAAAGTCATCACCAGGATCAAAACCAAATTGACTTAATGTTAGAGCATCTTGAGACAGCTCAACATACATTTGCATTGGTATAGCATCAAGGAATGCTGCTGTAGGTTGTTCACCATATAAAAGATTACCACCTGTTAGAGTAAATGTATTAACATAATAGTTAATTTCAATACCCATATTGTTAATGAGATCCCTATACGCAAGATCATATACAAGCTGCTCTGCTTGTAAATTCTCACCATTCACAAACTTACCACAAGGCAATTGCCCAGCAGCCATAATTTCTTCTGGCGTACAATTAGCTCTTTCGGTGTTGCATGCCATACTATCTAGTTGGTTTCACTCTTAACATTCCGCACTGGTTACCTTCTTCATCTTCAAACATCTGTATCTCAACACCAGAATTACCACATCCATTGGTTTTTCCTGGTGCAAAATCCATACCATATATATCTAATGTCTGTTGTAAAGGCATGCCCATCAACTTAATTTGTGAAGCACCTCCATTGATAAGGTTTTTAACATGTGGACATGCATGACTATGCTCTTTACGCTTCAAGTTTTCATGCTTTCTACCTGTACGCATAATAGATTTACCACTTGTAGTTGCAGAAACAGCTCCAGCATTCATCATATTATCACCTTGATAGTATTCTTTGAAGGTTACCATATGTATATTTATGCCCCCTTGTATAGAATACAAAAAAAGACTCATGATTTATAATCATGAGCCTCTTTAATGTGTTGTTAAAAATTAAGCTTTGACAGACTTATTCATTGGCTCAACTTTAGGTTGACCGAAACCATCTCCCTGGTTACCAACTTTATTATTCTTGCCATCATTAACTGTGTGGTTTAATGGTTTTGGGGCAATATCTTTGTCAGATGCACCAGCTGTAGGCTTGTGATGTACCTTGTTAAGAGCTTGAACTTTAGGTTGACCGAAGCCATCACCAAGGTTACCAACTTTATTGCTCTTACCATCATTATAGTGAGTGCTAAGAGCATGTGGAGCTCCTTCTTCATCTTCTTCAGCTTCATGATGTGCGTGATGACCTTCACCGTCTTCATGATGACCTTCACCATCTTCAACTTCATCACCAGCTTCATCATCAGCTTCTTCATCACCGCAGGCATCTTTGAGAATATCACAAAGGTGTTGTGCAAGCTCTTTATCAAGAGTGATTGTTACTTCTTCCTCACCATCTGCTTCATCAACTTCAGCATCAGGTGTGGCATCATCAAGGCCGAGAGCATCGAGATCATCCATCTCTTCCATCTCGCCGTAATTTTCGTTAACCATTACCTTATCATAAAGGCGGTCAAATACAGATTTTTTGGACATAAAATTATTTAATCCATTTTGCGCGATTTGCGACACGTTTTCTGAACTTTCTTCATCTTCTTCAGCTTCTTCCTCTTCACCCTTCTTTTTCTTCTTATCAGCGTGGTCATCTTTACCAGGCTTCTTATCTGCCCAATCTGGAACTCCATCACCATCTGCATCTGGCTTTTTATTCTCTTCATCTTCTTCACCATGCAGTGCATCTTCACCTGTTGGTGCTGGCTCTTCTGCACCTACACCTGGATCATTACCTGCTCCATATGAATATGCTTTAACATTATATGGATTCTTATCTCCACACTTTGTTACATCAACTGTTGGTTCCTCGAAACCTCCTTCCTTAGTAGGTCCTCCGGGTAAAATATCTGCACTTCCAATACCAGCTTTTGCATCGCCGACTGTAAGTGATTGGGTATCCTCAGCAAGTACTGCAGTCTCTTTACCGAGATTACCGTAGACCTCACCAAGATCTTTAAGGTCATATTGTTTAGCCATACTAATATTTATGCAAAAGGCAAAAAAAGTCTACAAAAAACAGAATAAAGATTAAATATGTATAATGGCTACTACTAATAAAGACAGTCAATATTACATGGGCAATAAACATTTGCCTAATGCTAAATGGAAAGGTGAGTATACCAAAGAACAGGTAGCAATGCTTAAAAAAGCAAAGCGTAATATTCTATACTTTGCCGAGAACTTCTTTCATATTGTTAACTTGGATACTGGTAAGGAAAAGATTAAACTTTACCCTGCTCAGAAAACAGCTTTAAGGGCTATGCGTGATAATAGATATTATATTCTATTAGCATCAAGACAGATTGGTAAGTCTACTCTTATGACTATCTATCTTCTATGGCAGGCATGCTTTAAGAGTGATCAACGTATTCTTCTTGTAGCGAACAAAGAGGCTACTGCTATTGAAATCTTTCAACGAGTAAGAATGGCTTATGAAGAGTTACCTAACTGGCTTAAACCTCCAGTAAAAGAGTATGCTAAGACATCAATGACTCTTGAGAATGGTTCACGCATTGGTATTACAACTACAACTGGTACAGCTGCTCGTGGACAATCTGTTAACTGCTTAGTTATTGATGAGTGTGCCTTTATTGAATCTCATTTAGTAGATGAGTTCTGGAAATCAGTCTTTCCTATTATCTCTTCATCGAAAAAGTCTAAAGTATTCATATGCTCTACTGCAAATGGTACGCATAACCTATTTCATAAACTTTATACAGGAGCTGTTAATGGTGATAATGGTTGGGGGCATGGTAAGATAATGTGGAATGAAGTACCAGGTAGAGATGAAAAATGGGCTGCTAGTACTAAACAAGCTATTGGCTCTCATGAAGCTTGGATGCAAGAGTTTAACTGTGAGTTTGTTAACAGTGGAGAGTCCTCTATAGATGATGAGCTATTTGAGATAATGGAGAGACAGATATGTGATCCAGCTGTAGTTTTAGATGATGGAGCTTATAAGGTATGGGAAGAAGCTGACCCATCTCGTATATATGTTGCTGGTGTTGATACATCAGAAGGTGTAGGTAAAGATTCATCTATTGTTCAGATTTTAGATATAACTGATCCAGTTGATATAAGACAAGTAGCTGTTTATAGAAGCAATATGATTTCTCCTCTAGAATTTTCTAATAAGGTACATAGTATATTAAAAAACTATGGTAATCCTCTTGCATTAATTGAACGTAATAACTGCGGTGCTCAAGTTGTAGATAGACTTGCTGTTGATTTGGGTTATCCAAAGATTGTATCTTATGGTAATTCAGCTGCTCATAGAAAGAATCGTATGCAAGGTATGATTGCTCATACTAATACAAAGCATAAAGGTGTTCTTAACATGCGCTATTGGATTAATGATTGTAGAGCTCTTACTCTAAAAGATCAAAGAACTTTACATGAGTTAAAACATTTTGTTCGTTACCCTAATGGTACTTGGAAGGCTCGTCATGGTGAGAATGATGACTTAGTTATGGCTCTTCTATATTCATTGTATGTATTAGATAATGATATAGCTGAGAAATACTTTGATATTAACGAGGTTGACTTAACAGGTAGACCTAAAGTTATTTCACCAATGGACTTTGGTGTATCTCTCTTTGAAGATCCTACATCTATCTATACAGACAATGAAGTTGTTGGTGATACAAATCACAATTTGAATCCTTGCTTCTTTGGTATGGATACAGATCAGATACATGAAGACTTTGGTGAGCTAGAAGCAGCAGGTTATACACCTTTAGGATAAATAATAATATGGCAACTAACTCTAACAACCAATCCTTTCTTAACAAGAGCCGTCTTGATAAGTTTCTTATGGTCTTTCAAATACCACAAGCACTTAAGAAGATTGATAGTAAAACTGAGAGGCGTACCTTTAATTTAAATGAGGATTCATTTCAGTTCTCTGTATATGGTTCAGTTGTTCCAGAGATTACCGTACCATCTATTCAAATAGGGTATGCAGGATCTAATCTGTATAACTCATCGCATGCTAAAGAGCCATATCCACCGGTGACTGTAAACTTTACAGTTGATAATGAATTCAATAACTACTGGACTATTTATAAGTGGCTAGATTTAATGCATGATGAGAAAGAAGGTCTATATGATGTAGATGGTCTTTCAATAGATGAACGCTTTGCTTCTTATCAAACTGATATGACTTTATATGGCTTGGATGAGTATGATAATAAGCGAATTGAGTTCACTTACACCAAAGCTTTTCCAATTAATGTTGGAGCAATGAATTATAATTATAGAGACTCATCAGAGATTGAGAGCTCAATGACTTTTGTATACTCCCAGATCCATTCTAAGCTGATAAATTACTAATTAAATTTAAGATTTGACAGATTTATGCTCAAAAAGGCATAAATAATGTTATGGCTAGACGAACAATTCAATCTCCTGGTGTAGAGATTCGTGAAAGTGATTTATCACTACGCACAGCTCAGACCGGGACTACAACTTACATAGCTGGATTTGCCTCTGAAGGACCTACGGATGAAGTTATTGGACTTGGAAATATTTCTGAGTTTGAGCAAATCTATGGTACTCCAAAGACACCAGCTGAAAGATATTTCTATCACACGGCACGTGCTGCTCTTAACTCTTCCGGATCACTTCTTGTTAACCGACTACCATATGGTGGAGGTAATGGAGCTGGTTTTGGTACAAAATTAGGTGTTCTTGCTTATCCAGCACTTGTAGCAGATGCTTCAAATGGAGGTGCATTATCAGCAAAATTTTCTGAGCCATCACATCCTGTTTATATTTTAGGAAAACCACAATTATATGAAGTCACACCAGAAGAATATCGCCAGATTAAATCTGGTGAGCTTTTTGAATGGGGATGGTCAGACCGAGTTACAGATCCAGCAAAATGGAAATCTCTTGCAGCTTTGAGTGGAGCAGCAGTTCTTGTATTTAACAAAGGACAATCAACTATTGATAATCAATTTAATGGTTACTATATTGGTGTTGGTGATAACTCTAATATTAACCCAGCAAGAAACTTTGATGCTATTGTTGAAGCATTTACTGTAACTAGTTCTGCAGCTGCAATAAGTGCTGGCGCGCCATTTACAAAAATACCTACTAGTCGTTTTGAGTTCCAACTCTCTGCTACTCCAGAAGATGGTACTAACCCTGCTACTAATTCCATCTCGCAAGTCTTGGAAGATCGTATTGTAGGATATGATATTGCTACTCGTGAGTTTGATGATTCATTGAATATTGGAGTGTTTAAATTAGGGCCTTCTACCTTCTCAAAAGAGTCTGGTAATCTTAACTATCTTCTTGAAGAAGGTTATAATGGTTCTATTGGTGCTTTCCGTCAACGCAATTCTGAAAATGGTGGTTCTCCCATTAATTACTCACTTGACACTATAGAAGATCAATCACGTAACATCGATGTTGTTGTTAATCCATACATTTCAGATAGATTCTCCGGAGTAGATCTTAATCCAGATGGTACCCCGAAAGCTAAAATACGAGTTTATACAACTTCATTATCAGGAGCATTGATATCACAGACTCTAGGCTCTAACACTGATGATTCAACAGCTACTGTAGCTGTCTCAGGAGTTGTTCCGAGTGTAGGGCTTCCAGAAAACTTCTTTTTTCTACAGAATAATAATGGTACAGGTGCAGCTGTAACAGCTGGTGCATTCGACGTTGGAATAGTATATACAATTACAACAACAGGCACTACAAACTTTACGCTAATTGGTGCAGGTGCTGAAGCAACAGCTGGTGCATTTGAAGTTGGAACAGTATATACAATTACATCAGTAGGTAGTACAGACTTCCAAGCAATAGGTGCTAGTGCAGATACAATAGGTGTTACATTTACAGCAACAGGCGCAGGTAGTGGAACAGGCAAAGCAGGTACATTTGCTGTTGGTACAGAATTTACAGCAACAGGCGCAGGTAGTGGAACAGGCACAGCAACTGAAAATGTCGGCGCCGGTTTCAGAGGTAATGTTACTACGACCTTTAATTTAAGTACTATAGGTCTTGCTGAATCACTTGTCCCGATTGGTACTCATGAGCCAACTGGTACATTAAGTGCTAAAGATCTAGGTAGTATTCCATTAAAGCTTGATCGTGCTTTCAATCGTGTTAGAAATGATCGTAAGTTTGATATCGATATTATGGCTGAAGGTGGTCTAGGTACCATTCATACATATCAGCAAACTGCCACCGGTGTTGATGCAAGTACATTTGATGATACTAAAACAACATTGCCTATTGAAGCATTAAGAACATCTAATGATCCTACTGATGTTACAGCTCGTACAGCTTATACTACTATCTTTAATCGCTTTGCAACATTTGCAGGTCCAGTTAAGGATGGTGGTCGTGGTGATGTTCTTTTCATTGCTGATCCAATTCGTCAATTGCTTGTTACTGGTAAGAATAGTAAAGTACAGAAAGATCCTAATAGGAATTTCTATACAGACATTTACTGGCCAATGCGTCATCAATTCTCACTAGCCAATACTTCGTATGCAACTGTGTATGCTAACTGGATGTCAGTATATGATAACTATACAGGATTACAAACATATGTCCCATCTTCTGGCTTTGCTGCTGCTAAGATGGCTTCGACAGATGCTGCAGTCGGACCATGGGGTGCACCTGCTGGATTCAATCGAGGTATAGTTACTGATGCTTCTGATATAGCAATCACACCAAACCAACGTCAACGTGATGATTTGTATACAGTTAATCTTAACCCTGTTGCTAACTTTGCTGATCAAGGTAATGTAATCTTCGGACAGAAGACATTGCTTAAGAAGCCAAGTGCATTTGATAGAGTTAATGTTCGTCGTACTTTCCTCTATCTTGAGAAGATTACGAAGAAGACAATGCAATTCTTCCTCTTTGAGAACAATACATTGTTTACACGTACAAGAGTCATTAATACTTTGACACCGTTCTTTGAGCGTGTTAAAGCTGATGACGGTCTATATGACTTCATGCTTGTTTGTGATGATCGTAACAACACTCCAGAGGTCATTGACCAGAACGAGCTTGTTGTTGACATTTATCTCAAGCCAGTACGTACTGCTGAATTTATCCTCGTTAACTTCGCTGCTGTAAGAACAGGAACGAATTTTGAGGAAATTGTATCTAACTAATAGTTCAATAGTTATAAACCATAAAGAGGGGGTCGAAAGACCTCCTCTTTTTTTGTACAATTTACATGTATAACGCATAAATATTAGTATGCCCGTAAACCAGACAATTCAGAATTTCTATCGTGCTGCAGCTGATCGTGACTTCTCAAGAGACTTTCTCTTCAGGGTAACGCAAATGCAGCTTCAAGGTGTTCCAGCTCTTGGTGAGAATGATCTTGTATATGTCAAGACAGCTTCTCTTCCAGGACGTAACATTACTAACGTTCCTGTACCTTATATGGGTCTTCAGTTGAACATTCCAGGTGCTGCAACCTACCCAGGTTCAGATGCTTATGCTCTTAACTTCTATCTTGATGCTGATAGTGAACTTCGTAACTACTTTGAAGGTGCTTCTCGTTCAGTGTTTGATGACCTTAACTCTACTGGTGAGTATGGTACTCCAGATGATGATTTCTTTATCCAACTTGCACAGCTCGACAAAGAGCTTGAGCCAGTAGCTCAATATAAGCTTGTTGGTGCTTCCATTCGTAATATTGATAACATTGCTTATAATATCTCTGATGGTACCGGTGCTACAGTTGAAGTTAACTCAACAGTTTCGTACCACTACTACACAAAAGAGCAGTAAGATAGATGGCACAGCCAATTAAACAGAGGATCAAAGTCCACCAGGACTGGGCCGGTGATATTCCCCTCAAGAATCTTTGGGGGGTTTATTTCTCTGGACGTGATGGTGATGGTACTCTAACTAATGTTGGCTCAAATATTAAACAAACTCTTGATGATTTCCAACCTGGATCATTTCATGTAGAGACAGGGCTTATAGATAAGTTCTCTAGTAATGATGAAGGTTATTTACTTGCACAAGGTGTATCTATGCCTACTGAAAATGTACAAGTAAACACTACCGATATACGAGGTGCAGGTGGATTCATTCAAGGTTACTATGGAGAGTCAAGAGGTAAGTATGGTACCAATGGACTCTCTATTGACTTTCTAGAAACCAATACAGATATTTTTGACTTCTTTATTAGACCTTGGATCGTGGCTACTTCTTATAAAGGCTTAATTGAAGATGGTGAGAATGATATAAAATGTAATATAACTGTTGCTCAGTATTCTAGAACAGATGCTTTCTATGGTGATAAATGGGGATCATCTCAGAACCCTAGACGTGGTTTTCATGAGTATAAAGTACGTAAGCAAACTAATTTTCATAATTGTGTGCCAGTAAGTATGGCAGCTGATCAAATGAGTTATGGTGAGCTATCTGAGAGTGATATTAAGAGGTCTGTAGGTTGGACTTTCTCACACTACGATATAAATATTCCCAGGTAGGGATGAGCTTTAGTGTTAAGATAAGGTTACCAAGTGGTAAAGAACGTAGAATACCTGAACTTAGCAATCAACAGTATTTAACTATAGCTAAGTTTGCAGAGAATAAAGACTATGAAGGCCTTAATTCTTTCTTTGAGAGTACAGTATTAGATGCTGATCTAAATATCTTTGATAGGTTCTATATATTAATCTATATTAGAATGCTATTTGTTGATGAAAAGTTAATTATTAACAGTAATGAAAGGCAAATAGATATTAGTCTAGTTGCACTGCTTGACTCACTTGAATCTAACTATAAAGATCTTGAGACTAGCTTTATAGAAGATGGTGTACATATTACATTAGACTTACCTACACTATCATATTTTAATAAGGTAGATGATTTACTTACGAGTTCAATTAAGAATTTAACTATCGGTGATAAGACCCTCAACTTCTATGAGCTTACTAGTAAAGAGCAAGCAGATGTTCTTGATAATCTACCTTCTAGTATCTTTAGTAGAATAAAACAATTTATAAATACTATTGCTAGTGATCTTTTAGATGTTACAATTATTGATGAGAATAAATCTATAGGAGTTGAACGATTTGGTATAGATGTAATTGGTAATGGTGTTATTGATTTTATAAGTAACATTTATACTACTGACTTAGATCAGTTCTATAATATGATATACTTTTTCCAGAATGTAATTACCCCAGGCTCTGATCTATTTTTTAAAATGTCACCAATAGAATCTAAAATTATTATGAACCACCATAATAAGAAGGTAAAAGAAGAAAACGATCGACTTGCAAAACAGCAACAAGAGAATAATTAATAGTGTGAAGGCAGATGTAAAGAACTTTTTAGTGGATCTAAAAGAGGTAAGTGAGGCAAATACTATTTCTATTAAGGTACCATCTACAAACAAGAAAGCAACATTTAAACAGTTTAATGTTACTCAGCAGAAGAAGCTGCTACGTTCTGCTTTTGATGGTGTTGAAGGTTCTATCGAAACTGGTAGTATCTTTAATAGTATGATAAAAGATAACTGTGAAGAAGATATTAAATTTCTACTATGTGATCGTGCTCCTATTCTTATTGAGTTGCGTAAGGGATCTATCGGTGATAAGTTTTCAATTGATGAACAGCAGTATGAACTATCAACTCTTAAGCCATACGATATTAAAGAAATTGAGCTTACAAAGAAGATTGAAGTTAATGGTGTTGAGGTATCATTAAGAGTGCCTACTCTTGATACTGATACAAAGATTAATACAAAATTAATTGCAGAGTTTGGTAAGCTTACTGATGATCAGAAACAGACACAGAGTATAGAGCTAGTTCTTATCTACGAAATTGTTAAGTATATTGATAGTATTAAGATCAGTGATGTAGTTATAAACTTTAACGATATTAGTGTTTATGAGAGAGTTAGTATTGTTAATGAGTTACCACTTGCATTAAATAATAGTATTATTGATTATATCTCAGGTACTAAATCAATAGAAACAGAATCTCTCACCTTTGATGATGGTAAGGTTATAGAGATAGATGCAGGTTTCTTGGCTGCAGACTAAAGCTCTATGATTAAATATCTATGTGGCAGAAGAAAGATCAGCACTAGAAAGTTTAATGGACGGGTTGGGCATAATTAATGCTCAGCAAGAAATGGCTGCAGCAGGTGCAGCTGTTGGTAATCCTAGAACAAAAGGGGTTGTAGTTGATAGTAAGTCTGGTAAAAAAGCTAAAGCTGTTAGCCCAACTCTATCATCTAATGAGAAATCTAGATATGAAAGCATCTTTAAAATTCTTAAAGATGTTATTGATCCAGGTCCAGAAGCAGGTAAGTCATCCACTACATCTAGAGTAAAGAAAGAAGGTAATGTTTCAAACGCTGCAAAAGAAGCTACCGGCAATAAAACTGCAGAGAAAGAAGGTAAGAGCTTTATTGATAAATTACTTGGTGGGCTAGCATTGTTACCATTTATAAAGATGCTGTGGGGATATCTTAAAAAGCAAATACCTAAATTACTTAAGAAGCTAAAAGATGTAGCTATAAAAGCATTTAGAGCTGCATTTAAAGCAGCAAAAAAAGTGCTTAGTAGTATTGGCCGAGCTGCTCTTAAAGCATTTAGAGCTGCTGGTAGAGCTATAGGTAAAGTGTTTGATAAAATCAAAAACTCTAAAGTAGTACAAGCTCTTAAAGGTGCATTTACTTCAGCATTTAGAAGCTTAGGAAACTTTTTTAGGGGTATAAAGGACTTTGTAGTTAACGCTGCTAAAAATGTAGTAAAGTCTATTCCTGGCGGACAAAAGGCTTTAGACTTTTTGAAAAAAAGTGCTGGGTTTGTAAAAGATGTTGCTGTTAAGGGAGTAGAAAAAACAACTCAAGCTGCAAGGTTTGTTGGTGGTAAGGTTGTTCAAGCAAAAGACACTATTGTCAGAGGTACAAGAGCTGTTGCAGGTAGAGCTGGTCAGGCCTTTCAAACAGTCAAAGGAGCAGTAATAAATACAGCTAAAGGTGCTAAAGGAATGATAGCAAAGCATTTATTACCTAAAGTAAAGCCTGTATTAAAAAGCATAGCTAAGAGAATACCTATTATTGGAGGTCTTATTGAAACAGCATTCGCTTCTCACGATATAAAGAAATATGCTAATGACCCAGAAAATGGAGTTGAAGTGTTAAAGAAAAAAATAGGTGACCGAGTTGTAGAAGGTATTGGTGGAGTTGGTGGTGGTGCTCTTGCTGCAGCTTTAGTAGCACCTGTCCCAATATTATCTCTTCCAGCATATTTCCTTGGTGATATGTTAGGAAGAAAAGTAGCTGAAATTGTTTCAGATAATTTTGATACAACCAATATTGGAGGTATGGTGATGAATGCATTTGGCATTTCACCTGCTGATGCTGCATCAGGAGTAAAACCAAAAATTAATGATGGTGTAATTATGCATGGTGGTAAGACAGTAAGAATTAATAGTAAAGATGATGTATTAGCTCTGAAGACTGGTGGACCTCTTGATAAGCTTATGAGGCCTTCTACACTTGATATTGGTTCAGCACAAGTATTTGATGATATGAGAGAGTTAGGAAAGGCACAACTTCAGACTCTAGTAGCAATTAAGAATGGTATTATTGCACTAGCTGCTAAAGGAGGTCAAAGTCCAGCAGGTCCTATGGAAATTGATTTAAAACGAGACAAACTTACTGATATGTTTTATAAGAATGAACAATTTACTTAAAATTTAATGAGCACATTACTAATAAATACAGAAGATTCAACTACAAGAACTGGTGTGGATATAGCTGCACCTGGTGTAGATGGTGTCTCAACTATACAATTAAAGGATGAGGATGCACAACCACTTCTTAAGCCTGCTAATAATGTGATTGATGTAGTTAATAATTTTTCTTGGTATTCAGGACCAAAAGCATCACCTGTAGCTTTAGATAAACAGCCATGTGCTTTTCTTATTGAACGAGAACAGAGATTAAGCTCTCTTATATCTGGTGCTTTATATTACCTTAATGCTTCAAAAAAAGCACTTAAACAAGCTGGTGATGTATTGAACGGTAACGATACAGTTCAATCACTTTTAGGTACAATGACAGAAAATCCTCTCTTTCAAAAAGCTTCTGATTTGATAGATAAGTTTACAAGCTCTACTGGCACTGGTATAACAGAATCTGACTCAGGTCTTCTTGAAAATCATAACCTTAACTCTATACAAGGTATTTACTTAACTGAACCTACAGGTTTTCAGTATAGATTACCTATGTATAATATAAGTCAAAGTGTTGGTAGCACTTGGGGTGATAGACAAAAAGATAGTGTATTGACAGGCTTAATTGATGGAGCAACAGAAATCGTTGAGAATTTTTCAACAGGTTATCTTAATATTTCACAACCAGGTGTTTATATTGAAAAACCTAAATATTTTCAAACAGGGCAGACAGGTGAGTCTCAAACTATAACATTTCCGCTTATCAATACCATCCAACGTGGTACACAAAATCCTATTCAACAGAACTATGAGCTCCTCTGGCTTTTAACTTTCCAGAATAAATCATACAAAACATCATTTTCAAGAACACCTCCACCAAAGCTATATACTATATCTGTACCTGGTCAATTTTCCATGCCATATGCTTATATTAGTAATATGAGTGTTGAGTTTCTCGGAACTATTAGACGTTCTACAGTTACAGTACCGTCTCTTAACAAGAGTGGTAATGTTGTAACAACAGATATATCGGTACCAGTACCAGATGCATATAATGTATCATTAACATTTGAATCTCTTATAGGTGATTATGGTAATACCATGATGTCACCTGCATTTAACACAAACATTAGTAACGGAACAGTATCTTTCGGTAGTTAATTATGAGCACAATAATCAATGGAGCAAAAAGAAATCAAGTTGAAGAGCTTGAAGGGCTAAGTCGTAATCTATATGAAAATATATTTAACGTTGGTCTTGTTAATAATGATGGTAAGTCTTTTTATACGTATAATCTATTAAACAAAGTTATTTTTCCAGAGACTATTGACTCTAACGTTATTGATGAAATAACTCTAACTAGTGATAAACCATGGACTATGTTATCATTTCAGTTGTATGGTACTATTGAGTTATGGTGGGTAGTTTACCTTTTGAACAAACCAGACTATATATTTAAAGCTAAAGCCAATACACCGTATAAATTTATAAAGTCAGACTTTATTTCTAATGTGCTGCAGCAAATCACACAAAGTCAGTAATGGTAATATACAGTAACAATCTTCATCAGAAGCTTCAGGGAATTGCTATAAGTAAAGAATACTTAAAGTATAATACCCCTTTTTGCGATATTGTTGATGATCCAGAATTTGAGTTAGATTTTGATTTAGCAATTGGATACAACAGTGCTATTAATGGTAACTTATCAGCTGCTGATAGCTTTATTAAGAATCTAACTCTCAACAGTGCATTTCTTGACTGGTCTACTTTAGATTATTATACAAAGAAGACATCTAATAATCCTATCTTTGCTTCTTCTATAAGAGAGATGCAAAATAGATTTGATACCCCAGCGATGTTTGATGATGGTTATCAACAATCATTAAATCAACAGCTTAAAGATTGTCTTAATTCACCTTGCAACTTATTTTTGCAAACTTCTGATAGTGTAGGCAGGATGGCACAAGCTGCTTCTACAAAAAATTCAGGTAACACCTTCGGAGTAGGTACTATGAGTGCATCAATGACTAACATGCTTGATGATTTAGATCAAACAATCTTTAATAAGATACCAGCATTATTTCAAGATGGGTTTGTTGAGATTACTGGTGTTGCTAACAAAGCTTGGACAAACACACAAGCAGTATTAGCTGGTAAAAAGAATATTTCAGAACTTAATAAACTTGCACAAGAGGGTCGATCATTCAGGAATACAGATAAAGTGTATAGATATACACCAGATATCAAATCTTATAATGATTACTCTGCTTCAGGATCAATGATCCTTAATAAGATTAAAGAGAGTCTTGGAGGATGCTTTGATAAGTTTCAATACAAGTATCGATATAATCCATACAATGATAATGGCCAATTCCCATCTGGAGATAGAGTGGCAAGTGTTAATGGTAAAGATATTGAAGCTGATGGTACAGGTAAGGTTCACCGAACTACTAATAATAATAAAAACTTTAAAGGTCAAACTGGTAACGTATCAGCTTTACCACCGAGAACTATTGTACCTTCAGCTGGTAATGCAATCTCAGATGGTTCAATTGCTATATCTAAAGTCTACAATCTTAGTCCTAAGGGTAATGGTGTAAGAGCTCACTACTCAGTGTTTGCTGGACTTATTGATGAAACTAATAATATCTTATGGTATGAGAACTACAGTAAGTTAGCTGGTGATATTATGACTCTCAAAGGTATTAATAATATGAACGAGACAGATTACCGAATTGGTATATCATACTTTGGTTCAGATGATAGACTTCTTAAAGATGCTTTGAATGGTAATATAACACCAGAACAAGCAGCAAGCTCAAATGCATATATTATACCGGGTGCATATGCTCGTGGATATAGACATAACTTAACTACTGAAGGTATGGAGACTCTTTATAATACACGAAGAGCACCAAACTACTATCTTAACGATGGGGTAGCAATTAGTCAAACATTATTTAAGGATTTTGTAAATGATCCAGAAGTTAAACCGCTAGTTACTACATATAAAAAGCTTCAATTAAAAAATCAGTTTTTTGCTGCTCTTCGCGTTCCTAACGGTGAGTGGTATTATTATAAAGTAATTGATTGGAATGGGCAAAAGGATGCTAATGTTGATCTTACTGTTGGTGCTTATCAACACTTTATGGATGTTAACGGACTTGGTCCACTTGGTATACCCAAGGGTACACAAAAACATATTAAAGGTACTGAATGGTCAAGTGTTAAAAAGATATCTCACGATAACCTAGGACCTCTTGAAGTAAGATTATGTCAAGGTAATATTAATGATATCAAGGCTAAACTTGGTGCAGCACCTACAATTGCTGATACAGGAGGAGAGGTAGCAATAGAAGATGATCCATTCTCTCAAGCCAATATCGATGCTGGTAGTTTGGAAGATGATCCATTCTCTCAAGCCAATATCGATGCTGGTAGTTTAGAGGGAAATAAAGCAGTTAAAACTTCAGTCGCTCTTGTTCAGAGTGGTGGTGAACGTGTACTTACTACAAAGGAACAACAAGAAGCTAAAATAAAGGCAGAAGATAAATTTCGTGTTGATACCAAGAGAGAAGCTAGAGCAGAATTTAGACAAAACATTGCTAATGGCATGGATAGAGCTGAGGCCAACAAGCTACGTGTTGAGAAATCTAATCTTGCCAACAGAAACTTAAGTTATGAGTATTGGATACCTCCTGGGAAGGAGGGCGGAATACCAGCGGTTAGGAAGAAGGCTAATTGGATCCCTGAAAGAGATCAAGTAGTTCGAGATTATAGATTTGAAAGCAACTCCTAGGAGTTCATTAGTCTAACTCAATTGCTTGCTCTTTATCTTCTTTAGTAAGAACTGGCTCTTCTTCACCCATAAGCATCTTCATAACCTCTTGCTGCGAGAGGGCTAGCCTTGTTGTATTGTCAGCAGTGTTAATCTCTTTCTTAGCTTTAATATCCATTTCCTTGAGCTCTTTTCGGGCATCATTATTCTCCTTATTAGCATGGATCTTCTGTAATGTTTCTATTGCCCCAGTAGCAGCCTTAAGGAGAGCTGCATTAGCCTCAGCGTCTCTAGCTTCTGGTGCAGAGGCAATATAGTCAGAATGTTCTTTAACATTATTAAGAGATACATCAACGAGAGTAGCAGTACGCTTTAATAGAAACTCCTCAATATCCTCTACTTCAAGAGTAGCTTCTTGCTTTTCCTCTTTAGTAACAGAATGATTTTGGGTTTTAAGCTGAGTTAAGATGTCGTCTACCGCATCATCAATCTCATTATTAACTTCGTCCATATACATATTTAATGTTACAGTTGATTTTTGCAATACCTATAGTATTATATGTATATATGAAGTTACAATTTGAAAAGACTCACGTAGATGCTGTGCTACCTGATAAGAATCATGATAGCGATACTGGTATGGATGTTACTTGTATTGAAGACTTTACTATTCCTGCTGGTGGATCTACTGTTGTTGGTGTAGGACTTAAGTTTGCCTTTATTGAACCTGGCTACTGGGTTAAAGTAGAAGGTCGTTCAGGTCTTGGCTTTAAGCATGGCATTATGCCTCATCCAGGTATTATTGATCAAGGTTATCGTGGTGATGCTGGTATTAAGCTCTATAACCTTACTGATAAAGACTATGAAGGTAAGGCTGGTGATCGTATTGCGCAGTTTGTTGTATATGCTAACTTCCCTGTTGAGGTGAGTGAAGGCTCTGCAGTTGAATCAGATCGTGGTGAAAAGGGCTTTGGCTCATCAGGTAAGTAATTATGGTTGATTTTGATAAGATTTGGGTAGAGAAGTATCGTCCTCATAAGCTGGATGATCTTATCTTAGATGATAAGTCTTTACGTATTGTTAAGCAATTTGAGGATGAGATTCCTAACTTGTTGTTTGTTGGAAGCCCTGGTACAGGTAAGACTACTCTTGCTAGGATTATTGTTAATGATATACTTGGATGTAACTTCTTATACATTAATGCTTCTGATGAATCTGGTATTGATGTTATTCGGCATAATATTACTAACTTTGCTCAAACTAAATCATTCGATGGTGGTATCAAAGTAGTTATCCTCGATGAGGCAGATGGATTAACTCCTCAAGCTCAAGCTGCTCTTCGTAATACTATGGAGACGTATGCTAAGTATTGTAGGTTTATTCTTACTGCTAACTATAAGCATAAGATTATTCCAGCTCTTCAATCTAGATGTCAGTCATTAGACCTTAAACCTGTTGTAGATCAAGCTGCTAAGCGATGCTTTAATATCCTTAGACTTGAGAATGTAAAGGTAAGTGAAGAGCAGAAGAAGAAGTTTGTTATCTTAGTTAAGAAGCATTTCCCTGATCTTCGTAAGACTATTAATGAGATTCAAAAGTCTATTGTAGATGGTGAGCTATGTATTGACTCTAATGCTAGTGATAATGAGCTACTGGCTAAAGTTATGCAAGGTGTTAGAACTAACTCTCTAGGACTACGTAAGTATCTTATTGAGAATGAGGATAGGTTTCAAGGTGACTACGATACTCTATTGGCTAACTTCCTTGACTTTCTATATGAGCAAGATCTACCTGATATGAAAAAGAAAGAGATGATCGTCATAATTGCCGATCATCTCTATAAGAGTGCTTTTGTAGTAGATAAAGAGATTAATGCATTTGCATGTCTAGTATCACTTGAGAAAGCTATCACCTAAGGATGGGTACACCTTGAAGTTTAGGACGTGCACCATGTGCAGAACTTACTACAGTCTCTTCGTCTTCTTCACTTTCACTTAACCCATAGTCTGCAGGATTTGGCTTTTCCGGTTGTCCCTTTTCATTAACCGGGCCTTCTGGATTAAAATCCCCGTTTCCCATATACTCATGCATATCATTATTAAAAGTTTGTAGAGCCTTTTTATACTCTTGTTTTCCACCTTCTTCATCTTCTTTCTCTTCATCTGATGAACCACCATGCTCCATCAAGTGAACAATCTCTACATCTTCTGCTAAAAGACCAACGAGTTTGCCGTTATGCTCAACGTAATACTCTTCAACGATGCCCTCTTCAGTAAGATTGTGGTGAAGGATCTTCTTAATTGACTCCCCAAACGGAGGAGCTTTAATATGAGACGCTCAATCATGCTCGACATCACCACCCTTATAAGCAGCTCCGCCGTCAATTACTCCATTGGTATTCTCATTAAGAACTGAGAATGCTAGATGAGAAAGATTTTTAATATCTTTCTTGAAACTTGTATTATGTTTAGCCATACTAGTATTTATATCAAAGGTGCTAAAAATAAAGAGAATTTTACTCTCCTTAATATAAATATATGTATGACATTTGATGAGCTATACATAAAGCTACTTAAAGAGCACGCGATTGAAGAAGGTTTGTTCAAAGCAATCGGTGGGGTAGCTGATAAAGCTATTGGAGCTGTAGCAAGAGATATAGCACCTAAAGCAACAGGGGCTGTAGATGCAACTGCTTCAGCAGTAGCTGATGGATTTGGTAGGGGAGACAGAAAAGGTAAGAAAGGTAAAAAGAAAGGACAATCTAGTAGTTCAGGTAGTAGTTCAGGTAGTAGTAATACAAAGTATACTGATGATAAAGAAGGTCAAGATTTACTATCAAAAGCATTAACATCTTTAGGCATTACTACACCAGTTGATGTTAATCCTGCAACACCAGCAGAGGAAAAGTTAGCTACCCTAGATAAATTAGAAGCTTTAGGTTATGGATATCCAATCAAGATTGGTGATATTGATTACCATTACGATACACATAATACGAAATCACTTACTACATTTGATGAATCTGGTAGACGTAAGATACATCCAATTGAAGGTCTTGAGTTTGAGGTTTATCCAGATTATAATCAAGCAAGTAAGGAGCAGGATACACCAGCTCAAGTTAATACGGAGCCAGCAAAGCCAGCAGAGCCAGCAAAGCCTGCGGAGGTGACATTTGAGCCAGAATCTAAAGTTACCTATACAAATAAGAAGGGTGATGTAAAGACTGTAACATATATAGAGGATCTAGGAAATGGTAAATCAGAGATTAAGTTTGCAAGAGGTATGACGATGGCTGTTTCTAACGATCAGCTACAAGAGAGTGAAGAAGATGAAGAGTCAGTATTTGAAGATCTTAGCAATGAGCTTGATGGGTTATTAGAAAACTTTAAGGATGGTAAGAAGAAAGGTAAGAGTAGACCAGGAAGAGTTAAGAAATCAGGTGCTAGTTGTAATGGTTCAGTAACAGAGCTTCGTAAGAAAGCAAAAAACGCTAGCGGTGAGAAGGCGAAGATGTATCACTGGTGTGCAAACATGAAGGGTGGTAAGAAGAAGTCTGAGAGTGAAGAAGTTCAACAAGAAGGTATAGGTGCTATTGCCGGTGGTATTGGTAAATTAGCTAAACGTGGTCTTAAAGCAGTTGGTAAAGAAGCTGCTATTGTTGCAGGTGAGGTTGGTGGTGCAGGTCTAAAGGCAGCTGGTCAAGCTGCAATGGGTGTTGGTAAGGCTGCTATTAAAGGTTTAGATCAAGCTGGTCAAGCTGCTGATAAAGCTATTAGTAAACTCTCCGGTGATGAAGAGGTATCCTCAAAGAAAAAGAAAAGATTACCAGAAGAAGACGCTGAAAAGAAAAAGAAAGTATCAAAGCTTCGTGCTAAGTGCCGAGCTAAAGCAAAGCGTAAGTATGATGTATGGCCTTCAGCTTATGCTTCTGGATACGTTCAGAAATGTGTTAACCGTGGTGGTAAAATTAAATAATGACACAGCAAGAGACATTACGATTAAGTGAGAACCTACGTGACTGGTTCAAGACTCGTACCGATAAGAAGACCGGTAAGAAGTTTAAAGGTTGGGTAAATTGTAAGACAGGGGGTCCTTGTGGGCGTAAGAAGGCTGGAAAGAAAGGTGCTTCATATCCTGCTTGTAGACCAACTCATGCAGCTTGCAAGAAGATCAAAAACAAGAAGTACAAGAAGAGGGGTCCAGCTAGAAAGAGTTGGAAGAAAAAGAAGTAATTACTTCTTACCCTTAGGTTTATCCATTGCCTTAAATAATGGCTTTATTTTAGGCTTGCCTGCTGCTTTCCAACACTCGTAACAATAGTACGAGCGGAACCCCTTTATCTTCTGCGAACTATGACAGCAGGGGCACCACTTTGTAGTAGCAACTTCTTTAGGCATTAAAGATACTGCTGGGTGTAGCTCTCCTTCTTAAGAGTAAGTTCAGTTTGAGAAAGCTTACCATCTCCACGATCAGTCTTGTTAGAAAGATTCTCTTCATTCTCTTCTACTTCTTCAGGCTTAATTGTAACTGTATCTTTACGACGCTGTGCATCAGGAATAGGAGGTAAGTTTGGAGCATATTGCTCGCAACTACCAAGACAGCAAGGAATTGAAGTTTCATCTGTATAACGGCCTCCACCTGTGTCTAGTGCAATATCAAGTACAACATCTAGTGAAGATGTTTGATCAGATGCAGGATATCTAGCAGGTGATGTGTCTTTAATATTAATAACACGTATATTAAGACCAGAATCAATCATTGAGTCAATACACTTCTTTACCACATCAGCAAGATCTTTATATGCATCATCACTTTTAAAGTTATCATTAAACTTGAATACATCTCCTACAAGAAAACCACCACGTTGGTTGCGTCTCATATAAGACTCCAAAAGAGTTGTGAATTTGTTCGATTTAGCCATACTATTATTTAGTCACTCATATAAATATTTATACACATTTTATGGCAGTAAGGTTAGATAATTTAAAGATACCAGATAGTGAGCAGAAATCACTTCAAAATGGGTATCTGTATAAAGATATAAAATTCGACTTAAACACTAGTCGCTTTTTAAGTCCTGAGTTGTATGGTGATGCGTCTGCTAAGGATTTGGATGAAATTCAAGACGGTCAATGTGTTCTTAATTCTGTTAAGAATATTCTTACAACAACACCTGGTCAAAAGTTACTTAACCCCACGCTTG